CCAGGTCAAGGCTCAGCCGGTTGTACACGGCGGCGTACCCCACGATGGCGGCCCGGCCGTCGGCACGACTCTCGACCACGAGCTCGTTGTCATCCTCAAAGGCGAAGTCCCGGCGCTCAATCTCCATCGGTCTGCTCCTCTGTTTCGGCGTCGTCCTCGAGCTCGTCGGCCGGGCTGTCCTCGGCTTCGACCACCGGCTGCTCGGCCACCGGCTCCGGTGCAGGCGGCTCCTCGCCGGCCTTGTCCAGCGTGGTCATGTTCAATTGAATGAAGTGCTTGTCACCCTCGACGCCGAGCGGGTTGAGGTTCTCCATCTCACGCACTTCGTTAATGCTCATCCAGCCGTTCTGGATCGCCGAGACGTAGTAGGCCGAGCGGCTCGCGTGGTCGCCACGCAGCAGGCCGTTGACGTTGTGCTCAGCGAAGTACTTTTCGTCGTCGTCAATCAGGTCACGGGCGATGGCCGCTTCCCACCGCTTCAGGTGACTGAGCAGACAGTGCTGCACGAACTCGGTGCCCTGCACTTCGATGTTGTTGTATGTACTGCGTTCCAGGCTCTGGATCATGTGTGGAGGCACACGAAACGCCCGGCAGATTTCGATGACTTGGTATTGGCGTGTCTCAAGGAACTGGGCCGCCTCGTTGCTCTGCGAGAGCTCGTGGGCCTTCACGCCGTTGGGCAGGATCGCAGTGCGGTGGGCTCGATCCGCACCACGGTGCATCCGCTCCCACTGTTCCCGCAGACGCTCGGCCGCCTCCACGGGGATCGGGTTGTCGGACTCCAGCACGATGCCGGGCCGGGCACCGTTGCCGAAGTAGGTGGCCCCGTGGGCTTCCAACGCCTGAGCCAGGCCGATGGCGTTCTGAAACAGCCGGTACGTCGGGATCGGGTGGATGCCGTCGCTCGTCGTGTACCGCAGGGCGAAGATCTGCTCTTGGCGGTACACCGTCTGCCGGCCATCCGGCTCACGGTACAGGTAGCGAATCTGGCCGTTCTCCAGCCGCTCCTCCTCCATCCGACTGCTGTGCAGCGGCCAGAGCTCGCCCACCGTGCCGCGGGGGCCGGGCCGCTTCTCGGCGTACGACGCCCCGTAGTGCAGGTAGAGCCCGGTCATCCAATCCCGAAACTCCTGAGCCGTCTGCCACGGATTCGGCTGCGTGTGCAGCAGGCGGTACAGCGGGTGCTCGGGCACCGAGCGCTTGCCGCCCGTCGTCACTCGCTCGTACAGGTGCAGCGGCAGAGACGAGACCGAATCCGAAATGACACGGATGCACGCCGTGTAGGCCGAGCAGGCCATCGACGTGTCGGCGTTGACCCGGATGCCGGATGACGTGCGGCCACCGCCCATCTCGCTCCAGTCGATGCCACGGAGCTCGTGCATCCGGTAGTCGTTGGTGGCTGTTTCGCTCATAGCGTGATGATGTCCCAGGACTGGTCTGCTGGCTTCGCAGTCGCCGTAGCGTGGAGGCCAAGTGCCATCACGAGGCTCACGATTCCGTCGATACGCTCCGTTGACTTCTGCTTGCTCGGCTTGATGTTTCCGGCGTAATCGCTCTGTGTCGCCACGTTCGCCGCCATCCACGACAGCACTGGGTGGCCGCCGTGCCGGATCTTTTCCGAAAGCACGAGGTTCTCCAGCTGCTTTGCAGGGCTCGACATTGAGGCGTAGCCCTGCCCAAAGCCTGTCACATTGATGCCTTCTCCTTGCAGTTGCGTAGCCAGCTGCGTGGCGTTCCAGCGGTCGATCCCCAGCTGGCGGATGTTGAACTGCTGCGACAGTTCCACGATGTCTCGCCGGATCACGTCGTAGTCGGTGACGTTCCCATCGGTAGCACGGATGTGCCCGTCACGGATCCATCCGATGTAGTCCACCTTGTCCCGCTGCGTCCGCTCGGCTGCGTTAATCTCTGGCACCCAAAAGTACGGCAGAACGTCGAAGGTGCCGTCGTCGGCCTGGCTCACGAGCACCAGCGCCGACAAGTCCGTGGTGCTGGCCAAGTCGAGCCCGGCGTACCACTCACGCTTCTCGAGCTCGTCACGCAGCTGGCCGCCGCACTTCGCCCACGCATCGGGCGACAGCCACCGCACGTCCTGCGTCGTCCAGACGTTCAGCCGGTACCGCAAGAAGCTATTGAGCTTGGACGGCGACTGTTCAGCCTCACGGGCGTCGGCTGCGAACGACTCCACCGTGATCGTCTCGCCCAGCGACGGGTTGGCCTTGTGCCACGTCTTAGGGTCTTTCCAATCGTCATCGGTCAAAGCGGCGTAGATGCACCCGAAGAAAGCCGGGTCTACAGACGGGTCCGCAATGCACCGCTCGGCGTAGGCGTGCTGCTCCCAACAGATGCTCTTGCGGTCGTAGCCCGCCGTGGTGATCGACAGCAGGAGTGGCGATCGTCTGGCTGCTCCACCGTACCTTAGTGCGTCGCGTGTTTTGCCCGGGCCTCCGCCCCCGGCCTCTCAGCCAGGGGCGAAAGCCCAGAGGCGGCGGTCCCTTTGTGCGTGGAGTTCATCGAAGAGCAGGGCGTGGATGTTTAGCCCCTCGGCCCGGAACGCATCGGCAGACAGCACCCGGTAAAACGAGTTGCTGGCCTTGTGAATGATGGTCTTGCGGCTGTCGATGACCTCGAGGTGCTTGCTCAGAGCAGGCGACGCTCGCACCATCGAGGCCGCCTCACGGTAGATGATGCCCGCCTGCTCTCGGTCGCAGGCCGCACCGTAGACCTCGGCCCCCGGCTCGGAGTCAAACGCCGTCATGTACAGAGCGATGCCGGCCAGCGTGGTGCTCTTGCCCTGCTTCTTCGGCAGCTCGATGTACCCAACTCGATGTTGGCGGATGCCCTCTGGCGTGAGCCGGCCAAAGAGCTCACGCATGACGTGATGCTGCCACGGCAGTAGCTTGAACGGCTTGCCGGCGTTCTGCCCCTTGCTGTGCCGCAGGATGTTCTCGAAGAAGTGAACGACACGGCGGTAACGCCGCTGCCCTTCTTCGCAGAGATCAGGCACCGTGGAGCTTGAAGAACTCTTCGACTTCGTCGGTTGGCTTTTCTTCCTTGGCACCGAGCCGAGTCCTGCTAGTTGGTGTCAACCCAAACTCGCCCATTAGCGACGCCTGCAGGCTCACTAATCCACGATACAAGGGCCCGGCCGGGTTGGGCTTCACGCCGCCCAGGTCGGTGTGCATCACCGGACCACTGGCCCGAAGCTCCATCAGGCACGCCTGCGTTGCAGCGTACACCTCGCACAAAGTAGCCAACGCCTCGCCGTCAGCAGTCGTCAGCGTGCCGAGGCCAGACAGGATCGGCACGAACTCGTTCCACTTCTCAACGGCGAGCGGTTCGACCAACAGCCGAGCCGGCATCGGGGGAACGCCTGGCGGTGCCGGCAGATCCGGCCGGATCTTTCGCTTGCCACGGTTGCCAGCCAGCCGCTTGGCGGCCTCGGGCATCGGCTTCGGTCCTCGCTTCATCGGGCCACCTCAAAAACGCTGCGGAAATGTGCGGACGCGCACGCGCGAGGGAAACATCGGGTATTCCACAGACGAGGTTGGCATTCGCCGAACCACCCTCTGTCACAGTGCCTAATCCATGCAGACTAGGCAAAGGCAATCCTTTGCTGCCCATCCCACTTTGCGCCCTTCAGGCTGTTGCACCGAAAGCAACAACACCGAACATTGTGCCAATCGTGGTCGCCGCCTTTGCTCAATGGTATTGGATGATGATCCACAGTTGCAGACCTTGGGTCGTGAACACTGAAGTTCTGGTGTGTCTTCTTTCCGCATACATGGCACCGCCACCTGTCTCTCTCGAACACGCTCTTTGGCTTGACAGCTGCGTTGTAGCGTCCGCCATACGTCCTGCAGCGTCTGCGGTAACTCCCATACATTCGCTTCTGCAAACGCCTAGACTCCCGAATGCACTCCTTGCATAGCGGTGGACGACCAAACGCGGATGCGTCGCAGACTGTATTTCCGCATAAGCACTGCCTCTCGCCACGCCACGCCTTGTTGCACTCATACGAGCAGAATCGAGATGCTCCTCTATTGCACGCAGTGCCACATACATGACAGTGCCTTTGCTCTTGGTGCAACCTCCACATCCTGCCGCACAATGCAGAAGCCTTGGCAAGCCAGGAGTAGAGTTTGTCCACGCTTGCAATGTGCGCTTTGCTCGGGGCGTTTTTCCATTGGCCGCCTCTATGCCATGTAGCCTCGGTCTGGGCGGTCCTATCCCAAGCCTGAATGCCGGCTTTGCGAGCAGCAGCAAAGCAGGCGCGTGAGCAATACTTCTTCGGGCCGTGACGCTTAAAGGATATGCCGCACATCGGGCAAGTGCATTGCAATCGACTCGCTTTTGATTGCGTGCCTCTTCTACGTCCGGCTTTGTATTGCTTTTGGTAATCAGGTCGCCATTTCGCGAGCCATTGATCTCGGTGGGCCTTCTGGCACTCAGAACCGCAGCACTTCTGGTTGTTGTGAGTTGAGGAAAACAGCTTTCCGCAAGCCGCACACGACTTCTGGCAATCGCTGGACTCCTTCCATCTGCCTTGCTTTCTTGCCTTGCAGCGTTGCTGCTTGCAGCAATGAGGGCAACTAGAGCAGTCTTTACCCGTCTTTGTAAGCCACGAAGATCCACACTTCCGACATGCCATGCAACACCTCCTTGTTGGTGCACGCATGGTATTGCGTTTGTCAAACCCTAAGTAGGCTTGCGGCGTTCAGCGTTCGTCTTGCGTGCGTGGCACCTGATGCACAGCGTCCGCAGGTTGCCGAGCTCGTCGGCCCCACCCTTGGACTTCGGCACGACGTGGTCTACCTGGGCTTCACGCTTGTCCGTGCACAGGCGTCCGCAGTCCTGGCACTGCCATGCGTCACGGATCAGGGCTGCCTGCCTCAGCCGACGCCAGGCCACTGAGCAATAGCCACGGGCTGCCGCGTTGGGCCTGGTGCTTTCGTCTCGCTGTGGGCGTGACGCACGCAGACGCAGCGGCCTGTGGCATGGGATGCGTTGGGGCATTAGCTCTTCAGGCTGACGATGCCGAGAGTGCCTGTGCTGTTCGTAGTGGCCGAGACGATCTTGAGGAACGACACGGCGAACACCGCATCAGGCAGGGCGTAGATCCTGCCGTCCGTGCTCGAGGGGGCCAGCGTGATGTCGGCGGCCGAGCCGTCTGCCCCGTACATGCGGCGGAACGCACCATCAACTGCGGTGCCGCCCCACGTCTGCAGCGTGGTGGCGTTGGTGCTCATGGTGCCAAGCGACACCACACCGCCAGCCATATCGTCCAGCCTGAGCGTGGTGGCCAGCGTGGTGGTGCTGTGCAGCACGATGCTCACGTCACGCTCGTACCGCTTGATCTTCACATGGGACATGGTTTAGCTCCGTGGCTCGGGTCTGGCCCGCATCGTGGCCTGAGTCTCAGGGTATGGCTCTGTGCCGTACGTCTTGCAGTTAGGCGGGCTCTTGCGGCAGCAGTGCCTTGGCAACCTCCAGCGGCACTACCTCCACTTGGCTCATCATCTCGGGCGTGATGTGCGAGAACGCCTTGGCAAGGATGCCGCCGCTCCCGACTTCGCTGAGAACGTCGCCATACATCATCCATCGGCCATCAGTCAGCGGTCTGCCCGTAGGGATATGGCGTGGATCGCCATACGCCTGCTGCAGTTCGTATAGCGTCACCGCCACGTTGTAGTCGTAGACGAGGGCGAGGCCACGGCAGTCGCCGTACGGCAGCGGCAGCGTGATGTCTGACAGCCACATCACACGTTCCTTCCAAGGGCCGTCTGGAACGCCTGCATTGCGGTGTAGTAGGCGGCGGCCTCTGCCGCTGTAAACGCAAGTCCGATGCTATAGCCGCCAAGCGTGCCGGTGTAGATGTTGTTGGCTGCTGGCGTCGAAGCTCTATTCAGAGCGAACACGAAGATGTTCGAGGCTTCGGGTGTGGCTGCACTCTGAGTGTTGGTGGCATCCTGCACGCCGTTGCGATAGATCAGACCTGCGTTGGCTGGCGTGTTCACGCCCATCCACAGACCGACCGCCGATAGCGTCACGGCACTTAGGTTGGGGCTAAACGCACCATACCCATACTGCACGGTGGTTGCTGGGCTGTTGTAGCCAAGAGAAAAGGATTGCGCGACGCCAGAAATCGCCTCTGAGCCAAGGAACGTGTTGAACGTCGCCCCTGACCTAACTCGTTCATACGCGGCAATGTGCCGATCTCCAGCAGTAAGAATGTTGGTGGCGAATCCCGTATCCAGATACTTAGATCCGCCACCAGTTAGCCCGCCCGTTGCGGTGTAATCCCCGCTGACAAACGGCCCTACGTTTGTGTCCACGGTGTTTCCGAACTGCGTCCCTGACTGCGACTGACCACGGTAGAGAGGCACGAGGCACGCATTCAAACCCGTGCCGCAGAACAGGTTTAGCCGGTAGAACTTGCTGCGAATGCCAGCCGATGCAATGGCCTTGCAGAACCTGTCCACGGCCGGCAGTGCCGTGCCCACACTGCCCCCGTTGGCGACAACTCGAGCCTGCCAGCTGGCCGCTTCGGGGTGCAGCGTCTGCCTCGGCCGCAGCGTTCGTGGGCTCATCGGGCTCATGGCTGTTCTCGCATGTGCTTCATTTCGTACAGCAGCTTGGTCTGCTCGGTGACTGCCTTGCTGATCTCGCTCTGCGTCTCGCTCAGGCTGCGAACGAACACGCGATGCTCTTCGACCAGCGGGATCAGCACGTCGTTACGCAGCACCCAGCCGGCCGCCAGGGCGACGACGACCGAGAAGCCGTAGTCCCTTAACGCCGTGTAGAGCGTCTCCTTGGTGGCCTCCGTCACGACAGGGCCTCCAGCATCTCGACACGGTTCTCCAGCCAGCGACGAATCAGGATCTTCACGATCTCGCTGATGATGGCCGCCAGGATGATGCTGGCCAGAAACCCCATGCCGTACTCAGCACGCTCTTGCCGCTCGAGGCTCTTGGCCAGGTGCTGGCCCACCACGGCGGTCTGCTGCGGATCGCACTGGTACAGCACGGGCACGGGCCACTTGCGGAGGGCACGGCCGATGAGCCGCTCGCCACGCTTGCGGCCGAGCAAATACCGCTTGGCCGGCAGTTCGTTCCACACGGCGTCGATGAGTTGCTGGCGGGTCATTTGGGGCAGTCCTTGCACACGCTTACGGGCTTCTTGCCGGTGCCGTCGCACACGCTGCACTTGATGACGATGCGGCCGTCTCCGACTTTGCCGGTGCCGTTGCAGTTCTCGCACTCGCCGGCATCGGGCGTCGGCGTCGGCCGAATCTCTTGCCGCATCTGGATCGCCATACGTGCCGCTTCGCACGCGAGATCCGCAGACACGCCTTGGTCGTCGGGGATGCTGAGCACGCAGCCTACAAACACGATCACGAATGGGAGCATCCACCTCATCACAGAACTCCGTCTAGCCAGTCCTCTGGCATGAGCGACGGCCGGAAGCCGTTGAACCCGGCCACGGCGTAGGAGTCGCCGCCAGCACACATCGAGTCGATCACGGACGCATCCACCCAGCCCGATGTCCGCTGGAACGCTGGCGGTGCCTTGTCGTCCACCGGGCCGTCGTAGCAGTCGCCCCACGAGTTAGGCACCCGCAAGGCGGGCCGATCCCACCGCAGGTCGCAGGCCATCATGCAATGAGCCCACGTCCCCATGGGCGTGAGCCAGCCCCCGCCGTACTTGGCGTCTCGCTTGAACGTCATCGAGAAGCCACGCATCGAGCACAAGTACACCGGATAGCCGTTGCTGATGGCTTTTGCGCAGTCCGAAAAACCCCGCACGAGCGTGACCTCAGCCACCTTGTGCTGGGCTGCATGGGGCTCGAGGTTGCTCGGCAGTCCGTCCCGGCCAAGCGTCCGCTCCTCGGTGCCGCTTAGCTGGCGGTCCCAACGCTTCCCGCCGTAGTCCTGGCCGTAGTGCAGCGTGCCGAAGTCTCTGATGGCCTTGGCGGCATGAAAGCCCGTGCTGCCGTCACCGCCACCATTGCGGGACAGCCCACGGGCCTCGACGCGAGACAGCCCGTAGACCACGCCCTCAATACACCGGCCGCCCCACGTCTCAGGCTCACGCCGCAGCCAGATGTCGCAGGCCGCCAGGATGTCCACGGCCATCGCCGTGCCCCAGCCGACGCACGAGCCGATCGGCTGCGAACCACGCTTCCACGCCGGCATGCTCTTCAGCAGCAACTGCGACAGCGACACGTCGTGCTTGGCGGTCTGCAACTCAGCCCCGGCCTCGGCCATCGTCGGGCGGGGCAGAGACGACACGAACGCCTGGGCACCTGTCGGATCCGGCGTGTAGCCAAAGAGCGGCACGAAGGCCATCGGTCAGCCCCCGTTCATGCCGGCCCAGGCGACTGCCTCGGCGAAGTCCTTGAACCGCTGCCGCATGGAAGCATCCACCGGCACAACGTCTCGGCCGACGGCGGCGTTGTACGCCTCCTCGACGGCGTCCCTCAGGCCGGGGATCTCACCGGGCTGGTGCCGGCCGATCCGACGCCAGGCGATGTCCAAGGCCAGCGCGGTGAACGCACGCAGCGAGCGGGTATCCGTGAACGCCACTTCGGTCGTAACGGCGTCACCAGCCACGACCACGCCAGCCTTCGTCCAGGTCTGTGCCCACAGGGCACGGTCGGCCGGGTTCAGGTTCGCCAGGGCCTTAGCCACGGGCGTCACGAGTCGCTGCATCTCATCACTCGGCGTCGAGACAGGATAGGACGGCACGGCCGGCGTGCTCGGCAGGCTCGGCATCGGCACCTTGCCCCAGGCAGCGGCAATCAGGAGGGCCGCTGCGGCGATTCGGCCGGCGAGGGCTCCGTTGGCCTTGGCGGCTTCGGTGGCCTTAGCGAGGTACCCAGCGATCTGCTGCCGGTACGGCGCAGCGAGGAGAGCAGCTGCCGCCACCACGGCGGCGGTGCGTACGAGTGACTCATGGCTCACCGGACGGCCTCCACCTGCGACATCACCCAACGCACGAGATCCTCGCCCGCAGGCGTCTTGAGCACGGCGGCCAGCTTGCTCACCAACTGGTCGTCCACCTTGGCGTGCGTCTGTGCGGCCAGCCACTCAACGGCGTCCGCCACGACGAGAGAACGCCGGTACGGGTCGGGCTCAGCCATGAACCGCTGGCCGTAGCCGATGAGCGGGGCCCATCGCTGCAGCAGCATCAGCGACTGCCACAGGTTCAGGCCGTTACCGTACTGCTCGAGCTCTTGGGGCGTGGCACCGTAGTCGGGCATGGCTAGTCCTCCTCATCGGATTCTGCCTCTCCCCCGGCATCCTCTTGCAGTGGCGTCACATTGATCGTCTCGTTCAGCCAGTCATACGCAGCGTCATAGCTGTCCTTCGCTTCCTCGAAGGCGTCCTTGCGGTCTAGGCGAAACGGCTGCTTGAAAACCTCTTCGTCGATAAGTTTTCCGCTGCCGTCGGTCATGTAGATGTAGGCGTACTGCTGGCCGTACTCCACGACGATCCGACGCAGCACGTCCTCGCGGCCCTTCGGTGCCATGGTCATCGGTCCTGCTCCCATAGGTCCGCTAGGTTGCCCTCGTAGCCAACTGCCTCTTTCGTCTCGTGATCCATCGGGATCCGCTGAATGCTGACGTGCCGTGTCTTCGTCACCCGGCGATCCTCACGGGTGTCGTCGCTCCACGTCGCCTGGATCCGCAGGCAGGCGTCTCGGATCTCTGTGGTCGTCGGATCCCGCTGACGTACCGGCTTCGCCCGGAGCTTGCGGTCGTGCCGCCGGGGCAGCTGCCACACGACGGCCAGGCGGATGACTTGGTCCCGTGAAATAGTCCACCGCTCGCACAGTGCCCTCATTGGCATGTGCGTTGCCCAGTCGGCACGGAACGCCGTCAGGCTGATGGTTGCGGTGTCGCCTCGCATGGCTCCATCCACGACACGATCGTTCTCATCGACGGACACACATACAGCATCTGCCCAGTGGCCCGGGCGATGCCCTTGTGGAACGGCACATGCTCGCAGTCCGTCGTGCCGTCGTACGTGCCGGCCAGGTAGGCATCGGTGCGGTAGATCGCCATGCCGCCGAACGCACTCGACACGAGAGCGGGCGGCGATCCCACGGGCGGCATCCATGTGTATCCGAACCCGCCTCGGCCGCCTCGGTACTGGTCCCAGTAGCAGTCCCGCTGGCCAACGCCACGCAACGCCCACAGGTCATAGTGAGCCCACTGCGGGCCGTTGCCGAAGTCGTACTGAAACAAACTCACGCTGGCCATGCCGTAGGCACCCTGCTTCTCGACGAGACAGCCGACGCCGTTCACGAGCCCGTGCTGCGAGAAGCCAGCCCACAGGTCGAAGTCCATGACGATGACGTAGTCGGAGCGTGACGCACACTGCCGCACCCACTGCTGACAAGCGTGCCGGTACTCGGCGAGTGCCACGGTGCGGCGGCCGGCGAACTCACCCGGCAGGTGCGGGCGACCTAAGACCTCGTAGTGAAACGTGGCGTGACTGTGCCGGCGGGAGAACTCGGCCAACACGTCCAGCGTGTCGTCCGTGCAGTCGTTGCTCTCGATGTGCAGCTGCCACGACTTGCAATGCTGGCCGAGGGCCTCGACTCGCCGCAGGTTGTCGGCCAGCTGCGGGCCGCAGTTGCGAGCCAGGCCGACGACGGCGATGGACGAGTGCCGCAGCCGCTCGAGCCCTTCGGCGTGGCGGCGGTCGAACTCCTCGGCGAAGTCGGGGTGCGGCATCCACAGGTCGGCATCTAAGTCAGGCATACGGCACTCCTCGCTTGCCGCACAGGGCGGCCGACACGCTCCACGGGAAGTTTGTGGACCGCAGGAACTGCCGCACCCGGTGCATGTACTCGGCGGCCTTGGGCCCCGCGCGGTGCGTGTGCCCGTAGCCGCTGGTGTCGTCGGTGAACACGGCCCCGGCCTGCGGCACGTAGACAGCCCCGGCAGTGCCGGCCACGACGCTGTAGGCGATGCAGTCGCTCCACGGCCCCATGTTCCACCACTGGTGCTGGCCGAGCTTCAGAAGCCACTGCAACTGGATCGCCGCCCCGATGCCCGTCTCCGTGGGCACCGGCCACTCCCGAAGCCGGCGGCGAACGTCGGCCGGCGTCATGGTTGTCGTTGACTCCAGCCCGCAGCCGACGTGGCCCACGATCTGCCCAGCCGGGCTCGCCACCTTGTAGTCGTGGAACACCACGGCGGCCGCCGGGAACCGCTCCACGCTCTCGACGATGCCGGGCAACAGGCGGTCGTCGGCCCCCATGCAGATGACGTGCGAACCAACGAGCGACGGGTACAACGCTGCCGCAGCGGCTTGCCAATCCGCTGCCTTCTCGTGGTGCCGCACGTAGCGGATGCACTGGTAGACGCCCTGCAGCTGCTCCACGATGCCGGGCGTGTCATCCGTGCTGGCGTCGTCAATCACCACGACCTCGGCCGGGTTCTGGCACGCAGCCGACACGATGGCACGGCCCAGCGTGGCCGCCCGGTTCCATGCAAAGATGACGACAGACACGCTCATTGCCTAAACCAGTAGCCAACGATGTCAGGCGCGTGCTGCTGAAGTCCTGCACGCTCAAGAAACCTAAAGGCTGCGGCTAACGCCTTATCCCTTGCGGCTGGCTGTGCCTGGGCGTCCAGATGGTACGACTGCTGAGGCATGCCGCTATGTGTGAAGCCTGCACCTATGTACGAGGTCCACGCCGCGCCATGAACAAGACCAGCAGTCGTGTAGCCTGTGGAGTCACACCACGCCCCAAGTTCGTCAAAGCCGCACGCAAAAAGCCATTCCAGCACGTCTTTGCGGATCATGCTGCCGATACCACTGGCGTGCTGCAGTGGCTGACGGATTCTTTCCCATGCCTGCAGACCTATGGCGTAGGTGCTGTCTTGAACTCCTGACTCAACCGTTTCGTACGGCCGTCCGTCGTATGTCATCCGTCGCCAGTTGGAAAAAACAACACCAGGCCGCATGCAGGCAGCGCCGGCAAGTTTCTCAATGCACCGCTCGTACAGCACGTCGTCAGCACCGAGCCAGACGATGTACTCCGCATCGATGGCTGGCAACTCGTTTCTGAGAGACTTAATCCAGCAATCGGCTTTTTGCTTTCGCTCAATAACGGTTACGCCGTAACTTTTGGCAACAGCGACGCTGTTGTCTGTGCTTGCGTCGTCCACAACTGTTATGCAGCAAGGCTGCATGGTTTGTTGCTGGGCAGACCGTATGGCACGCCCAAGAACCTCTGCGTGGTTGCGATTCGGGATCAGCACGGCCACTCTCACAGCTTTGCTCCCGTGCAGATGGCAAGCCGGTAGTGGCACATCGGCCCGTAGCCCGTGTGGAGAGTCTCGTCATTCATGCCGAACACGAAGACGTTTCGGAAGTACCGCTTGAGCGTGGACCGCAGCCCGTCCTCGGTCTTGCAGTTCACATGCCCGGCCCGGCTCAATGCGGACGCATGCGGCTGCGACTCCAGCGACGGCATGCCGCAGATGAACGTGCCGTACTCGCCGATGCTCAGGGCCACGTTGCCGAGAAACGCGCCCTCATGGTGCGGCGGGATGTGCTCGAGCACGTCTAGGGCGTAGGCGGCGTCGAAAAGCTTCGGCAGGCGATCCGGCACGTAGCGTGGCCCGGCCACCATGTCGTGCTGCATCAGCATCACGTTGCTTGGCCGCTGCCGGCAGCGGGCCTCGTCGATGAAGGCAGCGTCGAAGTCGGTGGCCATGACGTTGCCCACGGCCTGGGCCACGATGCGGGTGGCGAACGCATCGCCGCAGCCGATCTCCAGCACCCAATCGCAGCCGGCCAGCACACGGGCCACGAACTTGTACCGGGCCAGCGTGAACCCGAGCCGCTTGGCGTCGATCTCGTACGTGTGCGAGCTCATGGCACCGAGGGCGTGCCGCTCGTAGTCACTGAACACGGCGTACTGTGGCTCGCTCACGATATCCGCACGGTCGTCCGTGCCTCCTGTCCGTAGCTCTTCTCCACCACCAGGCGGGCCACGTTCGTGTCGTCGCCGATCACGTCCTGTAGTGCGTCCAGCACGGCCTTGGCCAAGTTGTCCACGTCGGGCCTGGGTAGCCGTGGTGCCGTGGGCTTCACGCCGGCCTTGTTCAGGTGCGACTTCGGCCGCTGGAAGACAGCGTCGATCGCGACGTTCAGCGGCTCGTCTTGAGCAACAAGCCCAGCCTCGTCGGCCGCCTCTGCAATCGCCTTGCGGTACGCATGCACCGGGTGCTCTTTGGGAACATAGGCACGGGCGAACCCGCCCCGAGTCGAGACTCGTGGCCTCGGCTGCGGGACGGGCTCGCCGGCGATGGTGAACGTGACGGCCAAGGCTCACCGATAGCGAATGACAGCGAACCAGCCACGACGCAGCGGGCTCCAGGCCACGCCGATGTCCACGGGCGTCCGCTTCCCGTAGAAGCAGCACGACCGCTTGGCGTGCTCAGGCGACACGGTCGAGAAACCGATGCCCTCGTACTGGCCGCAGCTGCTGTGAACCAGCGAGCCACGGCGGGCGATCACGACGGCGTGGTCACTGGCACTGACGACCGAGCCACGACGAGCCACCACGGTGGTGTCGGCGTTGGCCACGGCGGCGAACGCAAGAGCGGCAGCGAGCAAAACGAAACGCATGAATCATCCTCCGTGAGCTCCCGGTATCCGCCGGGACGCACGCAGGATGCCAAGGCTGTCAAGCGAGCAGACTATGCAGCACTCCGTAACGCCGGGGCCTCGCGTCACGCGGCCGTGCGGCGCGGCATCGGCGGGGTGTTATGCGGAACGCCCGCCGCTATCGGGTTCCGCATACTCACTGGTTCTCAACCTAGTCGTTCCCGCAATCTCCACAGCACAAGCGTCGCTTCCCTCTCCGCATCGCTCTGCGTCAGAAACCGCTCGGCTCGCGTCATGGCGCAGTTGCGGACGACCGCGATGGCGTGCCGCTCCGCGTCGGTGAGCGTGGGCTGGCGGTAGAGCGGAAACGGCCGCACCACATCACCGCCAGCGGCAGCAATGCTCCGCACAAGTTTTTCCGTGTATCCAAACAGCACCGTAGGTGCGGCGCCGAACTTGCCGGGAATGTCTGCCGCCCACGCAAACGGCTGAGAACCACGCGATGGAATGGACTGCTCGGCGTCGTCTTTCATGGCGTCTGTCTCCTGTGTTCGCAGCCATTCATCGCTGCACGTTCTGTGGCTACTTACTCGGCCTTCGGATGGTATCTCTCTTCGGCCTTCGTTTTGATTTCTTGGCCCGTCGCCTTCGGTTCTCACCGTCATGCGGCGGGCATCTGTCGCACTTGCCTGTCTGCTTGCAAATCTCCTGCCAGCGTTCCCCCTTTGGCATTGCGACCTCCTGCACTCACAGAACCACGCGATGCTGCGGACGAGCCGCAGATCGCATCGTTCTCAGATCCATGTATCGCCGGTGCCCAAAGCGGTTCGCAATCCCGGTTTATCGGTCCGGTCGCTGCCGCCCCCGAGCGACGCATGATCGCCGTCGGGCATCTGAGCTCTCGCCGCCGGCGCGGCGTCATGTTTTGTGCTGAAAAAACTCATGCGAAGTACTCGACCGCCACCCACATGATGACAACCAACGCCAAGAACGAGTCAGGCGGCATCGCATCCACCAGCGTCATGAGATCGCTCATGCAGCACCTCCTCTCGGCGAGCAAATCCCTAGCCGCCACTTGCTGACCTTGCTGCTGGTGCATTCGGGTGCCTCAGCACGACGCTCGGCCATGTGCTTCTCACGCTCGATCTTGGCTCGCTCGGCAACCCACGGCGACAGTGCCAGGCCGCTCTGCGATGCGGCCTCGTCCTCCTCAGACGGTGCCTCATACTCTGGCGTGCCCAGTGGCGGCCTCGGCGGCAGCTTGTACCGCTGTGCCCACTTCGACACGGTGCTTTGGCAGACGCCCATGCGTCGGCCAATCTCGCCAGCCGACAGGCCCTGCGACCACAGCTGATGAAGCAGTGCCACGTCGGCACGGCTGTGCGAACTGACGTACTGGTTGCCAGGGATCATGCGTCCTCCGCCAGCGGCATGATGACGCCGCGGTACTCGCCGCACGACAGCGTGACGGCACCGGCAGGCCCGGTCGCATGAATCGAGACGTTCGGCTCCTCGTCGGCCGGCAGCCCCTGCAGGTAGTCACGCACGAAGGCCGGGTCCAGCTTGACCTTGCACGCCGTCCCGGCCTGCACCACCGAGCACTTCGCCTTCGACTCGCCGTACTCGCTCGAGCGGGCCGTAAGCGTCAGCGTCTCGCCGAAGTCGTACGTAACGCCCTTGCTCTGCTCGCTGGCCACGACGGCCGCAGCCCTGGTCGCCGACAGCAGCTCCTCGCGCTCCACGACGTGCGGCTCAGTGCTGGCCTCGGGGAACACGTCACGCCACCGTGGGAAGCGGCCGTCCACGATGCGAGCCGTGAGCACGCCGCCGTCGAACGTGAACACCACGTCCGACTTGGTCGCCTCGATCTGCACCGAGCCCTCGCTGCGTTCGCTGAGCGTGGCAGCGATGCGAGCCGCAGCGGCCGGCACGAGCGTCGTCGAGTCGTCCACCGCCTGGTCCGTCTCCGTCTGCACCGCCGACAGCCGCCGGCCGTCAGTGCCAACGAACGTCGGATCTCCACCCGTCACGTCGATGAGCACCGCACCCAGGGCGTAGCGGCTGGACTCGCTGTCCGTGGCGTACGACACGGCCCTGATCGCCCGCACGAACTGATCCGCCGGCAGGCGGCAGACGGGCGTGGCGTCCACGGGCTCCCACGTCGGGTACTCGGCCACGTCCTCAGTGGGGAGATCCCACTTTCCCCGGCCGCACTTGATCGTGACGGTGCTGCCCTTCGGGGTGAGCGTCACGTCGTCGTCGTGCCGGCAGGCCCGCAGGATCGCCGTCAGCCTGTCGGCCGGCAGCAGCATCGGCTCGCACTGCTCGCCGATCTCACGGTCGATGCGGATCTCAAGATCCGTGCCCGTGATGAGCCCGTCGCCGATGCGGACGTTCCGCAAAATCGGCTTCGGGCCGCGCGAGCTCACCGCCCTAGTCACGTCACTGAGTGCCGCCAGCAGCGTGCCGGCTCCTATCGTCAGCCCCGCCCGTTCCTTCGTTGCCGTAGCCATGTCACGAATCCTTTCGCGTCAGAGACACACCAACCAAAATGCCCAGGGCGAACGTCGCCGCGAGCGTGAACTGCCCAACCGAAATCCAGACCCAATCGGTGATGCTCACAGTGCGGCCCCCGCATCGCTGTCGTCGTCCTCGAGCAGCGGCCACTTCGCCTGGCTGGACGCCTCGGCGTGCTCGTAGGCAACCGCCTGCTTCACCAGCCGAGTCTGCAGCTGCAGCACCAGGTCGGCAGTCTCAAGCAGCAGCGACGCCCCGAAGTTGAGGCGGGCCCGGCTGGCTCCGTCGCTGGCCTTGGTCACGGCGGCCTGCGCCATCGCATCGGCGTAGATCCGCAGGCTGGCAACGATCTCGTGCGGACGCATGCTCATGACACCACCTCGATGTTGCGGGGCTTGCCGGGCGTGCGGCGGATGAAGCCCTTCTTCTCCAAGGCGTCGAGATGCACCGTGGCGGCGTGCGGAGACTTCGCCCCGATCGCGGAGGCGATCTGCCTGCACGTCGGGCTGTACAGGGCCATGTTGGCCCGAATGAAATCCAGCACTTCCTGCTGGCGAGCGGTAAGACGCTCCTTGGCGGTCTGCGTCATGCTGCTCCTCCAATGGCGTTTCCGTTGTCCATCCCAAGGCGGCGAAGCAGGTACGACACCAGCCGGAACGCAGTGGACATCTCGATCTTCAGGCTTGCGGCCTTATCTGCGATCAGATCGACAGTGCTCTGGAACTCCGCAGGAGTTGTCATTTCCACCACGGCCTTGAGCTCTTCACGCATCGCAGCGTCTTCCGACTTGTCGATCCTCACGACCTGACGAGGCTCAGATTGTTGAAGCCGCTTCTTCTCGGAGAACGTCTTGAGCCTGTGAAGGTGCCGATACTCATCACGCACCCACTTCAGCTGCGGGTACATGCTTTCGTTGTTTCGCTTCACGTTCTTGATGGCGTCATAGAGCACGTCTTGATCCAGGCGGTGCAGGTCGTCGTGCCAAAGACGACGCTCCTCGTCCGTCCAGACACACTGAGGCCACAGCTGGTTGATGGCCGCTCGGTTCTGATCCCACGTCCTCATAGGTTTCCTCCCACTGGTTCGCGTCGCTTCCGTGCATCATGCTTTGCGTTGTCAAACTCCCCGGCCAAGATGCGGTCGAGGTATTCAAAGAACCGGGTCACCGCCAGCGGCTTGTCGAAAAACTGGCACGACGGAAGCCGGTGCATTGCTTGATGCGCCCTGTCCAGCCAGCCTGGCGTCGCTGCTAGGTCCACCCAAGACGCTGGAGGCACAAGCGGAGTCCACGGCACTGCATTGCCCGTGACGTTCCAGTCAGAAACAAACCGCTGCCATTCGTCCGCTGCCCAGCCCTTTTGGCGAAACTCGTCGCTTTCCGGCGGTGTGTGTGTTCTGCATTCGTCTTTTGGAGAAGAAGATAGGGATGGAGATGGGGATGGGGATGGAGGCGATGCTTTTGCGATGCCGTTTGCGATCGCCTTGCGATCCTTTTGCGATCCTTTTGCGACAGTTTTGCGATCGCCCCACCGCTTCCTGTTCCCCTCTTGCCCTGCTTCCGAGCGTGCTTCTTTCAGATCCTCAGCACGAGCACGGTGCTCCTCCATTCGGGCATTCCGACGCAGGCCGTCGTCGCAGACAGGAAACTTCGACGACAGCAGCTTCCACACACGCCCAACGCCTGGAGACACAAGCTCGAGACGCTCAAGATCAGACGGCAGACCGCCGGAATCCCACTGGATAACTAGCAAGCGGATGTAATGGCCGACTTCCTCAGCAGTCCACATTGCCGTAGACGCATAGAAGTCCCTGCCAAAGAACGGGATGTAATGGTCAACCTGCGTCCTGGCCATCCTTGGCTTTCCTCTCTTTAGCAATCTTTTCTGATAGTGCGTTGTCCATAAGCCACTTCCGGCGGAAAGGCTCCCAGTCGCCCTGGCCTCCGCTGCAACGCCAGTTGACGTAGGCAATGGCAGCCTGAGTTACCAGCGGGTCTTCTTTTTGCTCAGCAGCCATCCGTGGACTCCTATGTCCCAATCCTGTAGTCCGGCGCACACCACTCGCTTTCCCATTCGAGCGGCTCGCTCAGGGCAAACATCTGGTACCACTCGCGAAAGTAAGCAAGCGCAACGTGTTCACTCTCAATAACGACTGCGTTTTCACGGCTTCTAGTCCCGTTTGATGTCGGATTAAACGACCCTGTCCATACTGCCTTAGGCTTAGGCATTCTGTGATACCAATCACACTCGACCTCTCGTTCCAGCACGTCACAAAACACAACAAACTTGTGATGCATCCTCGGAAACGCAGGGTGTTTGTCCGAGTTGTGATTACCAACGCAGCGCACAGGATCCATTCCACCTTCATCCATGCAGACGCTCAACTTTGGCATCAGTGCAACGTCGGCGCACGCATGCCTGTTGATGTAGCACGACAGCGACGAATACAGGCCGCGCAGCCTTGACTTCCATCCCCGTGGCGACGACGCATCAGGTCGCAAAAAGTCTTCCTTTTGGCACACAATCTGGCATCCGCGAGAGACGCACCCAAGAGAGTCAATGACAGACTCGTGAGTCAGCCAAGCGCAGCAGCCGACGACAAACTGGCATTGAGATATGTGATACGCCAGCGGAGACGCTAACTCGCCGAAGTACGCCCTTACAGTAACTCCGTCGTCGGCCCACGGAGTGTTATCAACGGCCAGTGCTGGGCCGTCTGCGTTCGTTATCGCGAGCTTTGTGAAATCAAAATCCATACGTTGCCTCCTTACTTGGCCACCCTCCACACGCTTGCCATCCGCCCGCTTGTCGTCCGCCTGGTGCCGCACTCCACAACGAGCCCGAACCGTGCCAGTTCGCCACGACGTGGCCGCTGCGTGCTGGGGTTCATGCCGAGCTTGTGCTGCATCTCCTCGTCGGTGAGTCCTTGCGGCCACGCCGCCAGGAGCTCGAGCACGCGCCGCTGCATGGCGTTGAGCGTCGCCGGGCTGAGCGAGTCGGCCGCTGCGGCCGAAGTGACCGTGCCGTTTGACGGGGCACGCTGCGTGAACAGCGGGCCAGCCTGGGCGTCGTCAATGCCATAGTGGTTCATCACGAGTCCTTTCGTGTATTGGCCCCGTCTCGTGGAGCACCCGGCGTCGGCCTTGGGTATGGAGTACGAACCAATCCGACGCTGCGGCGATTACGAAGGGATTCACCGCAACCCTGCTCGCCGGCTCTGCATGACGGCCGGAACGCCACGAGCCTGGCGTTATCAGTCCCCGGTGTATGTGTGTCCTCGGTCCACGTACGCCTTTCGCCTGGGCTCGTACTGGTCGAGCCGCGTGCGAAGCTCTTCTAAGTCACGCTGCCACCGCAGACGCTCTGCGGCGTGCGACTCGGCGGAACGCTGCAAGTCACGAGCGAACGCCGCCATTCGTGGCATGTGCTGCCGCTCGAGGTAGGCCACGATGGTGTCGATGCCGATGGTGAGCGGCTCGCGATCGTGGACGTTGGCGTAACGTGTCACTCCACCACCGCCTTTCGCCGAATGTCCTCGGCCTCCTGGCGGATCTTGGCGGCCTGCTTCGACAGCCGGGCGGCAATCACTTCGATCCGAACGGCGGCCTCGTCCATCGCAGCCGAACGTGTCTCGTGCCAGGCGTCTCGGTCTTCACGCAGGACGGACCCGTGACGCACAAGCGTTACGCCTCCCATCGGCACCTCGCTGCCCTCAAGCATCCACCAGCCAACTCCGTCGGCGTCGATCCTGTCTGCGAGCATGGGGATGTACACGTTGCTCATGCCGTCACCTCGTGCTCGGCGGCCTCGTGCGGGAACTCCGTGCCGCTGTCCTCGGAGCCAATCAGCATCTCGGCCTTGTGGTGGATGAGGGCCACGAGCTCGTCCTTGGCGGCCTCGCTGAAGACGCCCTCGGCGTGCCGCTTGTCCACGAGCGACCGAATCGCGTCGAGCATCTCGAACGTCGTGGCTCGGCTGACCGCCAGGCGGGCCTTGCCCATGGGATCCTCTGGCACGACCGGGGCCGCAGCCGTCACCTTCACCACGCTGGGCGGCCTGCTGTGCGAGTGCTCAGCGTCAACGTGGGTCATCTCCTCGGCCGGCGTCGTCTCAAGCCCGGCATCCATCAGCGTCACGACGAACGCAAACGCTGAGCGGCAGGCCCGGCTCATGGCCCGGGTCTGAGCCATTGCACGGCGTGCAAACACGGGGCGGCTGGCCCACGTCTTCTCATCGTCGCCGACGAAGCCCTCGGCCTCGGCCAGCACCTTGCCGTCAGAGACACGCACCACCTGGCCAGTGGCACGGTAGCCGCCCTCCACCTTCTCAACGTCACGGGCCGACGCCACACACCCAAAGGCGTTGGCAATCGCCTGCCAGCCTTCGACTTGGACGTACCGGCGTCCCTG